AGATCAAGCCCTTCACGCCTTGCGATACGCGCACAGTTCTCAATTGCCCGATCCATTGTCATTTTCGAGCCGTCAAGGTTCTTGCGCGAAATGCGGAAGAGGAATTGAGGCTTATCGGCGAAACGTATTGCCCAGCCGGACCGCAAGCCAACTAGAGCATCTTCCAGCGGTGCGATTGTGATTGTGTTCCCTTTGCGGATAGCAAACATTGGTTTTCATCTCCTGTACTACGGTTTGGTGCGATATTGCACCTATTAGGCTGCTACACACGAGACGGGAACCCCGGCTCAAAGACTTGGAAACTGCAAGCGGTGGAGTTCATTTTCAATCCTTCGCTCTTCACAATAGACGCACAGAGCGCGATTGCTTGATCTGCCGTTTGATTGCGAACCGTGTGGAATAGGTATTGAGGAAACTCTGTAAATCGAATTGCCCAACCGCTCTTGAGACCACAAAGCGCATCAACCAAAGGTGCAACCGTTATCGTATTTCCGTTTCTAGTTGCCGTCATTGTGTTTCCTCCCTTATTAAATAGTATACAAACCTGCTTTGTATATCAAGTGCAATATCGCATGTAGCTGTGCAAAAACTGTGAATAACTCAGTTATCGCCAATGTTTACGCGGGTGAAAATCTTTCTAGAAGATCTCCTGAAGGCTGGCGATGTGTGTGCAGGGCAGGGGTACTGCATAGCCCTGGCACTCACTGTACGGGCACACTTAGGGCAGGGACGCATGATAGGCGGTCTCCCACCTTTGCTTCCGATGTAGCTCATCACGGCCGATATGGTTTTATCATCCATATCGGGATTGTATGCGCAAAGCTGGTTTGTTGTCAAGGGATACTTGGCATTATTCAGGGATTACGCTATAATCCATTCATGCCAGCAGGACGCCCAAGCGACTACAGCCCAGAGATTGCGGCAGATATTTGTCGAGAGATTGGAACACATTCAAACTCTTTAGAATCAATACTCGCAAGCGATGAACGATTCCCTGGTACCTCTACTTTCTACCGATGGTTACTTGATCGGCCTGAATTGCGGGATATTTACGCGCGCGCGAAAACTGAGCAATTACAGATACTTGCAGACGAAATTCAGGCAATTGCCGATGAGCCGCAACCAGGCGAGGTGGTTACGATCAGGGGGGATGAGCGCGAGGTAAAGATCAGCGATATGCTTGAACACCGCAAGCTGCGCATAGACGCCCGTAAGTGGCTGCTATCAAAGCTCGACCCGAAGAAATACGGCGACAAAACGGCCATCACCGGAGACGGCGGCGGACCCTTGCAGATCATCACGAGCATACCCAGGCCTCCTAAATAGTGGTGCAATGTACCCATGAGAGAGCTACTTGGCTGGTTCGTCACGTGCTGCCTTTTTGGTTTAGGCCTCTGGTGCTGGGAGATGTACACTCACAGATGAGGTGATCCATGCCAGCATACAACACTCAACCCATGCCTACTCCCAAGCCTGCGCTCTACACCGGCGACCAAATCGCGCTGGTCAACAATGCGGCAGTCGATGCCGGCATACTAGCCACGGAACAGGTGGCCATTGCTCCAGCGCCAGGCGATACGGCAACCTATTGCACGGTGTTCAACGGCACCAACCAGGCAGTGCAGATGCAAGCTGCCCCGTCGGATAGCGCGTCGCTGTACGCATCTCTCGGATCGTCTATCGCGGCCGGTGCGCTTGCTACGATCTCATGCGCTGTGCCTTGGGTGCGCGGCCTGTTTGCCACGGCTCCCACAACCGGATCGCTTGTCATCTACCACGGATAGGCTATGGACACAGTAGAGCGTGACGAGATATACGAATGGGCGATCAACGCGCTCCGAAGTGGGGCGACGATTGATTCTCTCCGCGAGGAGATTGAGGCCGCGTACCGCCACGTGGAAGGCATGAAGCAACGGCCTATTTTCTCAGGCATCTATCCAGATAAGGAGGTTTAAGGGTATGGGTCTATCAGGCGCAGAGCGGTTTGTAATCGACACACGCAAGATATACGATCCATACCCTTGACCTTTCCAGTGCCGCTTCCATGCTTCGGCAGCACCATACGGGTTCATGGGCGGCGCGGCTGGCCCCGGCAAAACGATGGGGATGCTGATGGAGCAGTTCCAAGCGTGCAATGAGTTCAGCACCGAGGACGGTCCCAAGGTCCACACGATTCTGTTCCGGCGTACATTCCCCATGCTTGAAGCCACGGTGATTACCAGGTTCCGCGAGTCGTTTCCCAAAGAGCTTTACCGGCAGTATAACGAGGGAAAAAATCAGGTTACATGGCTCAATGGCGCTACGACCAAGTTCGGCTCAATGCAGTATGAGCATGATGTGTGGGGTTGGCAAGGTCAATGGTTCCACATGGGTTACGATGAGCTGTGCGAGTTCACGTTCAAGCAATGGGCAAGTGTTGCGGCCTGGAATCGCTGCCCAGTGAGCAACAAACCTCGCAAGTATGGGGCAGGCAATCCCATCGGTATCGGCGCGATGTGGGTAGAGGATTTGTTCGTCAAGGGCATTCCTTGCATGGGGATGGACGACAGTCAGAAAGCAGCGTTTGACCCAAGCGATTACGACTACTTCCCCGCGACGTACCTCGACAATCCCATCTTCGCCAATGACCCGACGTTCCTCAAGAACCTGGAAGCTTACCCGGCAGACGTGCGCGATGCGCTCAAGTTCGGCCTGTGGGGAGCTGCTGGCGGATACTTCCGGGGCGTGTGGGATGAGAATATTCATGTGTTCAAGGATGGCAGCGTGCGGTTCCCGGACTGGTATCGCCGCTGGATTTCAGGCAACTGGGGGTATGAGCACCCGGCGAGCTACTACAAGCACTGTATGGGGCCGAATGGAGAAGTTTACACATACGACGAACTTTACACCCAACATGAGCAGCCGGAAGACTTGGCGGAGCACATTGCAGAGTGGGCGGTCGAAGAGAATGAGCACGGCAAGATGGAGATTCCGCAGTTCATCAACTTCACTCATTCTTTCGATGCGGAATACAGTAAGGCAACAGCTACAATGGGCGCGGATATGCGGTCTGTGAATCAGCGCATGACGCCGGTATTGAGGCGCGAGGGCATCCCAATACCGCTGCCGAGCACAAGGGACAAGCTGGGGCGCGATACGCTGATGAGGGAATTGCTTGCCAAGCGGATCAGGTACGGAGAGGATGCAAGTGGGCACCCATTGGAGTATCCAGGGTGGATGGTGAGCGACAAGTGCAAGCAGTTGCGCCGGGTCATTCCGCTGGTGAAGTCAGACCCGGTGAAGGTGGAGCAGATCGAAGGTTCGAGCGACGGCTCAGACTCTCCGCTTCAAGGATCAGGGTACGGGCTGTATGCAATCTTTGGCCGCCCAGCCTCCAAACCGTTGCAAGTGAGGCAACAGGAGTATTATAAGAGCTTGAGTCCTAAGGCGGACATGACTGCAAAATCGGTGCTTATGGCAAAATGGAAGCAGGACAACAATCCGAGGAAGGGGTCAGCATGGGCAGCGCGGCAGTGAGTCCAGACAGCCGGTGTTGTGAGGCTATAAACGGAGTTCTGTGTCAGGCCATCCGAGATTCCCACGCGGAAGAGAACGCTCCTTCATGGAAAATGACAGAGGGGGAGCGTAGGATTGGCAGCATAATCATGCGGGATATGGGCAATCTCGTGAAAGGATGGTCTCCTTTATGGCAACAGTGATCTTTGTTCTTTTGGTAGTGGTTGCGGGTATGGCGATTGGCTGGAAAGCTACTGTAAGCAAAGTTGGAACAGTTTTGGATAAGTTCTCAACAGTGACAGAGAAATTAGTCAACTCAGAATTACGCTGTGCTGCGCTTGAGGCTGAAATTCAGCGTCTCCGACAGATTCCTTTGACACAACCCCCAGAAAAGGTAGACAATTCAACCATCAAGGCCAGGTCTTCGGCGGATGTGCGCCGGTTGACCGAGGAGGCGTTTGGGTTGCAACCTGAGATTGGAGAACAAAATGAAGGTGAATGAATTCGCACAACTCTTGCAGAATGAGTTGATTCTGCCCCGTGACCCGCACTTGGTGGCCCGGTTTATCGCTCTACTCGATGAGTATTTCGCTACGGCTGCTCCACTGGAGCCTACCGCCCAGGATGGCGTCAGCGTTGATCTGAGAGCAAATACGGCTGGCCCGATCCCGATCACAGACATTCCGCCGTCCACATATTCCGCTCCGGCGGAATCTTTGCCGGAATCGACCGAAAGTGAGGCCAACTAATGGCGCGAGACGGCTTTGACGGACTCGGCAAGATGCGCGGCGGGGAGCGGAATAGCTCTTACATCCCCAAGCCGCATGGCGAAACCAAACCGCACGAATCGACTGAAGAGCAAGAGAAGAGCGACGGCGGCAGTGAGCAGATTCACAGCGTCCATGACCACGGCGACGGGACTTTCCACACGGAGCATCCCGACGGCACCCGCGAAGAGCATCCTGACCATCTGCACATGCTTGCCCACCTTGGCCACAAGGTAACGGACGGCGACAAGCACCATATCTTCCATCACGACGGAATCTCGGCCCATTCCCACTCGATTGACGAGGCCGGGAATCACGAGGATCACGGAGAACATAATACCGCTGAGGAAGCCAAAGGCGCATTGGACAAGTTCTTTGGTCAAGAAGCACAGGAACCGCAGCACCAGCATGGCGGAGAAGAGAACGAGGAAGGCCCAGCACTGGGCGGAATGTAACCGGGCGCAACGCCCAAGGAGAATGACGTGAAAAAGACACTTTGCATTATCGGCGCGTTGCTTTTGGCTCTGCCCATCGTAGCGCAGATTCCTGCTGGTCCAACAACTTTTGGTGGCCGCGTTGACGCACTGAGTTTCTCTTATGGCGCGGCTGGCCAGGGTGCCGCTCTGGTAGTAGGCGCGGGCGGCGGTAACGCTGGCACCAGCTATTCCATCACGCTGAATTATGGAAAGTCTACGAGCGGCGGAACTGGATATGCTTTCTATCCTTTCTCCTACGCGGTACTTCCAGCGATTGCAATCGGCTCCGGCGCGACGTATGAGGTAGTGACACCGAGTTCGGCTTCATGCACAACTGGGCAAGCAAACAGCTACCAGCAATGCTCGGTTACTGCATCATTTACCTATGCGCACGGCGCGGGTGATATTGTGCGCTCTGGCGATGCTGGTTTGGTTGAAGCTGTCAACTTTGCAGCCTTCACGCCCAGCATCGGAAACATCGTTGAAATCGGCGAGAAATGGTATGTGGCGGGCGGAACCCAGGCGCTTATTCAGGCATTAACTACCCCGTATCCATATGTAACCATTGAGGATACTTCCGGCTACTACGGTTTACGTTGGTTCACCGCGACGCCCACGGTGCAAACCACTACTGCCGCTGCCGCTGCTTCCACCGGGACTCTTACCGCAGGCGGTTCTTTGACAGCAGGCGCGTACTACTTCAAGACGGCCTATGTGGACGTTTTGGGGCAGGTATCACAGGCTTCCTCGGAAGTTGCTTCTTCTCTCACGGCTACCGCTACCAACGCCAGCATCACGGTAAATGCTCCTGCTGCCGCTGCTGGACAGGTTGGCTACATCGTCTACATGACCATCCAAGGCGGCGGATCAGGTAACGAGTTCTGGGTTCCTGTAACCAGCACGAATTGCACTCTGACCACGATTGAGAATGTGATTTCGGCTTGCGCGTTGGCGAATACTAGCTACGGTCAGACTTCATCGAATGCGCTCATCAGCGTGACGCCAGTCAACACCACGGCCAAGGTGATTGGCGCTACCGATACGGTCAATCGCACAGCGTTCGCTTATCTGACAGCAAGCCAAGCGGGTGCAGTAAGCCCAATCCCGGTCACGTATATGTCTCAGACTGCTACGGCGACTTCCGCCGCAACTTACCATATCGCGGCTATTAGCTTCCCCGGTTCGTTGTTCTCTCAGGTGGGCCGCGAGTACAAAATTTGCGGATCAGGCCATTTTGTCTACGCTACTACCGGAACGCAGTTGCAGTTTGCGCTCCTGGAAGGCCCATACAACAATTCAGATGTAGCTTTGGCCACCACAGCTGCCGCAACCTCGACAGCTACCAGCGGGAACGGTATTGCGCAGTTCTGCTTCAACATCGACATTACGGTGACCGGAGCGACCACCTCAACAGCACTCATCCACGCCTACAACATCGTGAATGTGGCAACCGCAGGAACGGCAAGCGTTTGGACTGACATCAACGTGGCGGCGGTTGCGAGTTTGCCAAATACGGGTACGCAGTGGCTTGACCTTGAGGTCATCAACGCCGCCGCCTTTGGCACAGGTGGATTTGTGCTCGACACGTTGAGCATCTTGCCAATCCACTAAGGCGGTGAGCCATGCCGTCCGTATCGAAGGCGCAACAGACCGTCATGCAAATCGCGGAGCACACCCCCGGCAAACTCTATTCGAGAAACCGGGGGCTGCTCAAGATGTCTCACCAACAGCTTCATGACTTTGCAACCGGCTCTGAGAAAGGCAAGCCTGAGCGGAAGGGGAAACTGTATGAAGCTGTACGCGGATGATCGCAAGAAAATGCCGAAGAGTTCCTTTGCTGGCCCTGGGCGGTCATTCCCGGTCAACGATGCCACACACGCTCGTCTAGCAATCAGCGGCGCTACCCGCAGCGAACACGCGGGCAACATCAGCGAATCGGAAGCCGAGCGCATCAAGTCCAAGGCGCGTGGAAAGTTGTATCAGCGATGAACCATAACGGCGCATACTGTGTTCGGCATATGTGGAACCCGCTCAGGCAAGGGCCGTGTTGCCAGTGCATGACCGGACAGCAGAAGCTCGATTACGTGTGGAAGCAGATGCGGGAAGCGCGGTTGTCGCCGAAGGATTGCCTAATTCAATGCCCGTACTGCCTAAGCATCATTACCGACGGGAAACCGTGCTGTGACGTGGTGGCAAGGGCAATGGCAGCGATTCTAGCGCGTGAGGATGTGGTGAACTTGGCAATGGAATCTGCACAGAGGAATTGATGGCAACTAACGCCCTACTCCCGGATGGACTTGAAGCGGACGAAACCGGCCCGGACTCGGTTCCACAGCCCGATGATCCGCCAACCTACGGCGAGAATAACCGGGATATGCCTCAAGACTTGACTGACAAGCTAGAAGGCATCGTAAAGAAACTCCAAGACCAGGAAATGTACGACCGGCGCATCGAAGTGCTGCTCGACCGCATCATGCGCTTCTATTACGATGGAATCCAGCACGTTTACCCCAACTGGTCAACAGGTGTTTACCAGGTTGGTACGGCTGGCGGATATGTTGATATCGGTAATGGCCAGAATGTTCAATGCCCAATGTTTATGGGCGCTTACAACATTTTCAGAGCGCGTTGGCGTTCGCTCGATGCGGTGCTAACACAGAATCCTCCCGGCATTGGGTTCGCGGCGGATAAGCAGGATTCTGAGTCCATCGAGGCATCTGAGACCGCAGAGGGATTTTGGGAGATATTCGACCAGTCGGAAAAAGGCGGCGCGGTAAAGAGGATTCAAAAGCGCGTCTCTTACATGATGGGAATGTCGGGCCGGACAATCGCATGGACGCACACGCTGAAATCCAAGGCGCGTTTTGGCTTGAATGATGAGGATGAGCCGCGCTCAATGGAGACGGCAGACATTTACGGAACAATGGAGTCCAAGGTTCCCATCGTCTGCAAGTGCTGGTCCGACGCGCCGTACTGCTTCCTGTTTGACGATAAGAATGTTCTTACCCTCAAAGGTCAGAACGATTGGATTCGCTCGAAGATCACCGCCGGGGAGTCGTCCATTGGAGAATCAGACTGGAATCGCTTTGCGCGAATCGGAGTCAAGCAAGCCAAAAAGGGATTTTTTCTTACAGGCCTGGCGCTGAATTACCTAACGACCGAGTTGAACTGCTTCCTACGCCCTGAAGTGTTCCAAGACAAGATGTTCGATTCTGCTTATCCGGGCGCTGATGAAAAAGACGTGCGCGATGATGGCAAAGAGTTCACTTACCGCGACAAGTTCCTGCAACTGTTCCCTGATGGGTGCCATGTCAAATATGTAGGCAAGTCGTACTCAGAAAGCTGGAATGAGTGCCCTGACGATGCAATCGATATTGTGTTCCCGATGGAACGCGATGGCATGACCGGCGGGGCGCTGATGGAGCCGATGAAGGTTGTCCAAGACGCCTACAACGACTACATGAATGCCAAAAGGGAGAATTACGAAACTGGCTGGAGTGTAACGTATTTCCGGGGCAGCGACGAAGATTATCAAACAGTCTCAAATCAGCGGTCACGGCCAAATGATTATGTGCTGCTGAAAGAGGGGCCGCCAGATCAGGAGATCGGGAAGCAGATAGTTTACCGCGAACCTCCTGCGGCGCCTCCAGAGGGATTCGATGAGGCGATTGAAGAGCTTCGTGGAGCAGTTTCACAAGACATTACTGGGGCTATGCCGGTACTCCAAGGAACCAGCAATAAGGAGACAACGGCAAGTCAGCAGGCGATGGACCGCTCTCAGGCAATGGGTATGCTTGGCCCTTCATGGGCTTATGAGCAGATCTTATTCGCGGGGATCGCAGAGAAAGCGGCGCGGCTGGCATCCAAGAATCCCGATCATGGAACGGAGATAGCAGTCGTTGGTAAGGATGGGGCGAAGATCACCGTGAAGATGGAACGGTTGAAAAAGGGCAAGTTCCATTCCCATGTGTCCGATTCATCTTTCCCGGAGACTACGGCGGCGAAGCGGGCCAACCTCACCGATCTCGTTAAAATGGCCGCTGCTTCTCCGGTTGGGCAAGCTCTTTTCGAGTCACCGGACAACTGGGAGGAGTTCATCGAACTCAATGGCAATCAGGATTTGGTGTTCATCCCGGCAATCGCATACAAGAAGCAGGCGAGAGAGCTTGAACTACTTTTGCAGGAACCGCCAAACATTCCAGCTCCAGAGGAAATTGCTCAATATGCGGTTCAACACGCGGAGCAGGCGTTACAGGCCGAGCAGCAGGGTTTACCAGCCCCGCCGTACACTCCTCCACAGCCGCAGCCGTCAATAATGCCAGAGCAAGACGATTATCACAAGTGGGAGTCAGCAAAGTGCCAAGAATACCTATCGAGCGAGGATTGCTGGTTGAGGATGAATGTAGCGCAACCGGAAGATGGGGAAGCACCCGAAGAAGCCTTGAAACGGGCCGCACTCGGTATCCAAAACGTGAGGATGCACAAAGCGGTCCACGATCAGATGATGGCGGCTCAGGCGCAGGCAGCGGCCCAGGCTCAACAGCAGATGAAGCCTCCGAGCGAGTCGATAAACTTCAAGGACGAAAGTCCCGCTGACCGTGTTCAAATGAATGCACAGGCGGGAATCAAGGAAGCGGCTCCAGAGGCGCAGAGTTTAGTCCAAAAGAAGGCGGCAGCACCGGGAACACGGGGAACGGCAACAGTTTAAAGGAGAGAGCAAATGGCAGATGAAGCGGTACTTGACGTAGGCGCGGAACTCGAATCTGAGGGCGCGGAAGAAGTTGAACAGGGAGCCGAAGCGGAAGTTGAAGGTGCGGAACAGGCACAGTCGGTTGACGGTGAACCAACCTCGGCGGCGAGTACATGGAAGCAACTCAAGGACAAGCTGAAAGATTCTCCAGATTTGCACCGCGAGGTCAAAAAGGCGCTGCATCATTGGGAGGAATCCAGAAAACTGCTTCCTGACGGCGTTGCAAAAACAGTCGAGCGGCTAAAGTTGATGGAGCAACTTGACGATAATACCGACGATGCCGAGTATGTGCCGGGATCAACGCCGATTGAGCAGGTAATATCAAATACTCTGGCCGAGCGGTCATTCTGGCGCGATTATGACAACGCATTCCAGGCTGCCGACCCAAAACTTATCAATCAGATGGTCGAAGCCAACCCTGAGAGCTTCCAAAAGCTGATTCCAGCGGCTATGGACCGCTTTGCAGACGTGAATCCAGAGGGATTTTCGGCGTACATCTGCAAATCTGTGTCCGGGTATCTCGGTAACGCGGGGATTCCACTTCAAATGGCTCTCTTGGAGCGTGTTTTGCCGCAAACCTCCGATGACCCTAACTTGCAGACGGTAATTGAGGCATTTAAGGCAATCAAGGACGTTGTGGAGCAGATCAATACGACCGCCAGGAACCCAATAGCGCCAAAAGCCATTCAAAGCCAGCAACCGGGCACGAAAACCGGAACAGAGGGCAATAATCTTGAACAGCGGGAGATGAACGTCCTGCATGATGAGTGGTTGCGCGAGATTAGCCCCCGTTCGGAGTCTTTTACCGTCAACGAGATCAAAAAGATTGCCCCAAGCGTGAAATTTACCCCGGCAGAGGCGAACTCTATCCGTAACGCTGTGCGAACCGAGATAAATGCGCGTGTGAGCGCGAACTCGGCCTATCAGGGAAAGATTAAGAGCTTGCTCAAGGCCAAAAACAAGACTTCGTATGGCATGACTGTTGAATCCGAGCATAAGAAGATCATCCCCGGTGCCGTCAAGCGTGCCGTGGACGATGTTCTGGCGAAGCGCAAGGCTGGGCAGGGAAAGAAGGCCGCGGCGACAGGCCAGCAAGCGCAGAAAACCGGCATACAGGCCCAACAGCAGACCGACAATACCAAGTTCGAGTGGATTTCTGATTCTCCTACCCGCCTTGGACTCAAAGTGGATTTCCGGCGCGGTGGCATCCAGGCCGACAACACTGCCTACATCGTAGGACGTGCAAAGCCGGTGAAGTGGAAGAGAAAGTAGTACGTGTGGTATGCTTTTTGGTAGATGAAGTGCCCCAATCCGAAGAAGGCAGCGGGAAGCCATAAACCGATATTGGAAGATTGGGTGTAGTACATCGGAACACGCGAAAGCTACAGCGGCACTCGTGCTGGCTCTCCCATGCGGGAAGCGAAGAGGGCGTGGAGATGATCTCAAAAAGAGGTTATTTTCATGGCTATCGCAGATGCGGCACAAGCACTTGCTTCCGAGCAAGAATACGTCAGGCCGGAACTTGAGAACTATGTTCTCTCGCAATCCATTCTGTTGAAGGAAATCCAGAAATCCAAAATCAAGGCGGTTAGTGACCGGCCTTCGAGGATTCCCACCATGCCGTCTCTTGGCGGCAAGCCCCGTGTCGGCAACATGAACGGCGTTGACATGGGCATTGGCTCCGGGCCTACTCAGGTTCCCGGCCAGATCACCCCGGTTTGCTACATTCACGCCTTCAGCTATACCAAGCAGGCGGAATACGCAACCGACACCGACGAAAAGGCAATCGAGAACTTCGCTACCCTCACGCGCACTCTTGCGCCGGAGCGGTTTGCCGACTTCCTCGAAACCGTCCTTCAAGGCGATGCTTCCAACACCATCGACACCGTTACCAGCGTCGTGACCTCTGGCGGCAACATCACCGCCCTTGGTGTCAATTCCGCCAATCTGTTCCTTGACGATGAGGATATTGACGTTTGGACAGCGGTCGGTGGTACGTTTGTGACAACCATCACAGTGCAGGATTCTAACATTTCCCTCAACCAAATCATGCTGCTGAATCCGGTTCCGACCGGCACAATCACTGTCGGCATGAAGCTCATGGTCAACGGAGCTTCTGGGCAGGCCAACACCGGCTTGAATGGCCTTCGCTACTATCAGGTGGCCACCGATACCGGCAACTGGCTGACCGTACAACGTGCGGCATGGTCTGGCAAGTACATTGCCCAGAACATTCCCGTCAACGGTGCCTTGACCCCTCAGATCGTCCGCGCCATCCATTCCCAGATTCAACTGGCAATGGGCAAGAAGAAAGCGGATGCGGATGAGCTTGTAGCCCATGCAACCGTCAACGAACAGAACGCCTGGGAGATGAACGCGCTCCTCGTCCAGCACATCAACATGGCTGAGATGAAGGGTTCCGAATCTGAAGATATGCTCAAGCGGGAAGCCTCGACAACCATCGCAGGACGCCGCTGGCTCATCAACGAACGCGCCGTGCCGGGGTACATCGACTTCCTCGCGCTCAAGAACGCTTCCATGGTCGAAACCAAGTCCATCGACTTTTACGACGTGGGCGGCCAGACGCTATTCGGCCTTATTGGGCAATCGGGCGGTCAGGCTTCCGGGCTGGTTTTCTACATGGTTGCCGAGCTTAACCTCGTATGGGTACAGACAAGGATGAACGCTTTCCTGAATGGAATTGCGATTGAGAAGGGCCTTTACGGTCAATAACTTGCGGTAACAGAGAGGTTCAAACTTGTCTGAATTCATTCAAACTTGCGGGGGGATTCCCAGGCCTACTCACTACCCCATGATGTCTATGGGGCAGTACGGGAAAATCCCCGGCAGGGATGAGCCTCTTTTCCGAATCGTCTTTGCGCCGACCGTGCGCGGGCTGGTAGGCGGTGAATTTACGGACCCGGAGACGGGCGCTGTTTATTTCACCGGCTATCGTTCATGCGCTCGTTACGAATACATCGGCGACAAGTGGATCATGGAAAAGTGGGTTTCGGCTCAGGATTTCACCAAGCAGACGGAACTTGAATACCGCGCTGCGTGGGAAGACCCCAAAACCCATCTATGCCTAACCGGACCTTACCCAGCCAACGGTGATTGGCAGTGGGTTTGGACCTTCAACAAGCCGGAGCAGATTGGCGCTGCTGGAATTGTAGCGGCGCTCGTCAATAAGGCAAAATTCAACTCTCAGGCCGCGAATCAGGCGGCAATCCAGCAAGCTACGGAAAAAGCGAAGCAGGACAAATTTCAGCAGAACTTCGACAAGATGCACGACAGTCAGCGAGTGTCAGGTATTCGGGCTGCGAACATCGGCGGACGAGTCAAGGCGCAAAAATCCTTCCCTGAGCTTAAAGATGCTCGGAGCCTGGGATTGCCCGTGCGCGGAGCAAGAACAATTAAACCTACCTCTGGGCAACTTCAGGTAGCCGGTTTCTAAAGGAGAGAATATGCCTTCAAGCATCATCGACAGGGCGTTACCGAAAGTTCCTCGTTCAGACGTGGCGGACAGGGCAATCGGCCAAAAGCAGTCCATCGGCAGATCGCGCATCCTTCCAATAAAACTGAAGGTCATTGAAGATTTGAAGAAAGAAAAAATTCATGTCTTCAATGTCGGCCCCTGGGCGCAAACGATCAACACCGGCTCAACTGGAACTTTCACCATTCCCGCGTGTCCCAACGGGGATGAATATGTGGAGATGTTGGTAATGAACGCCAGGACTGGAGAGATGGAGCCGCCTATCTCAATAATCATGGAGGAGTTTGTCATCAAATCGGAAGATGAGATGACTTCTTTAACTGAAGATGGGTGGAACTTTGCTCAGTCAATGCTTCAAGCTAACAAGGGAAAGTATCGAACCCTCCTCCGCTTCGGTATCTTCGCTTCGCGCAACGAAGTGCCGACGCGGGAAGAGTTGCGGAACGCGCATCTGGCGCTTGAGGAAGAGTGCCGCGAAAACGTGAAATGGGCGGGAGATATGCACGTAATAGACCGCAGTCTCTTTGCGCGTGTCATGCGCGTAGCTGGCGATAAATTCCGCGACTCGGCTTGTATCCTTGGCCGCGACAATCCGCAGGATTCCCCATGGATGCTCGACGCGGAACCTGCTGGGCGTACCAAGTGCAAAATGTGCGGACGCCTCTGCGATCCCGATGTGGCGACGTGCGAAGCTGGCCATGTGGTGAACATGGAACTCTACTTGGAGTTGCAGGCCGCTGATGAGCAGTTGAAGGCGGCTATCGCAGCCAAACCGAAGGTGAAGTAATGCCGATCCCTCCTCCAGTGCCGAGCGCACCATTCGATACCGTGGATTCGGTTTTGAATTTGGTGCGCTCAAAAATGCTGGACACTATCGGCTCACTGGCGGGAGACATTCTCACTGACGCACAGCCCTTCATGCAGGAATACACGAACGCTGGCTGGAGAGAGTTGCAATTCTTTCTGGCCACGCTCGGATACTCCGCGTTCAAAATGCCATTTATCGGCGTTGGG